GGAAAGAACGGCCGCAACCGCTCCATCTGCTCGTCCGTCAGCCAAAACAGGTCGCTCATCCCGGTCTCCTCACGGAGCCTGAATCAGATCGCAACACTCACATCAATGGGTCCTGACCCTAGCATCGCCACGCCCTGCCGTACCGGCGCCGGCACGCCGCCCCATTCGCCCCCGTCCCGCGCGATCCACTGGCGCCCGCAGAACCGCTCGGCGGTGACGATCGCCGCCGCCGCCAGCGTTTCTACCAACGCCTCCTCTTGCCCGGCGCCCGCCCGCATCAGCGCGCGCGCCGCCATTGCCGCCGCCGTCACCGCGGCGGCGGGCAGTTCGTCCTCGTCCATGGTTCCTCCCCGGCTGCGGGGCGGCCGTCGTTCCGGCGACCGCCCCCGTTCGCGTACGCCGGTTCAGGCCGCGGCGAAGCGCATCAGCTTGATCGCCTCCGAATTGCTCACGCCCCCGCCCACGCGCCGCGTCGTATAGAAGGTGACGAACGGCTTGTTGGTGTACGGGTCGCGCAGCACCTGCGTTTCCGTGCGCTCGGTGACGAGATAGCCTTCGCGGAAGTTGCCGAACGCGATGGCGAGCGCGTTGGCCGCGATGTCGGGCATGTCCTCCGCCTCGACCACCGGATGGCCGAGCAGCGTCGCCGGCTGCCCCTGGCTCAGCGACGGCTGCCACAGGAACGCCCCGTCCGCGGTCTTGAGCTTGCGCACCCGCGCCAGCGTGCCCGAACTCATCACGAAGCACGCCCCCTGCCGGTACGGCGCGCGCAGGGCGTGGACCAGGTCGAGCAGCTGTTCGTCCGGCCGGGCGCCGAAATCGGCGTTCACCCCGGTCGGCAGGTACTGGAGCGTCCCGAACGCGCGCGCGGCATCCCCCGTCGTCGCCACCGGCCCGGCCAGGAAGCCCCTGGGCCGGTTGACGCCGTTGCCGCCGACGAACGCCTGCCCCTCGGCGCGGGCGAACTCGCGGGCGATCTCGTCCGCCAGCCACGCCTCGACGTCGAACGCCGCATCGTCCAGCATCGCCTGGCTCGCGGACGGGTTGGCATAGAGTTCGCCGCTCGGCGGTGCGATCTCCGCCATGGCCGGGGTTCCCGTCTCCGGCCGCGCCGCGGTCTCCCCCGCCCAGCCCGACGGCGTCCCGCCCACCGCGACGAGCTTGCGGTACCCCGCGCTTCCCACCTGCACCACATTGGCGATGCCGCGGATCGGCGACAGGCCCTTCAGCGTCCGCCCGATCTCCGCATCGATCTCGCGCGGCACGGCATAGCCGCCCGCCTCGCCCGTCACGCCGGTGAACGCCTTCAGCTCCACCAGGCTGCCGGTCCGCACGAAACCGTCGAAGCCTGCATCCTTCACCACCCTGGCGCCGCTCAGCGCCGGGCGTTCGATCACGTCGGTCATATCGTCTCCTCTTGAAAAACCCTGTCGATCCGGGCGGCGGGCTGCATCGGCACCGCCACCAGGCTCACCTCGACCAGCTCCACGCGGAGCAGCTCGCGCACCCGCCCCCGCGCCGCGACCAGCGGCCGGTACCCGACGGACAGCCCGCGCAGGCGCCCGTCCCGCACCAGCGCGGCGAGCCCCGCATCGGTCAGCCGTCCGACGATGCGCAGCCCCGTCGCATCCTCGTGCACATCGGCGACGCCCACCGGGCCGCCCCGGTGCTGCCACAGCAGCGGCACCGTGCGCGCCGGCCCGAAGGCGCCCGCCCGGAACACGTCGCCTGCCCGGTCCACCCGGTCCCACAGCGCGGCATGGCCCTCGAACCGGCTCGCGGCGCCCGTCACGGTCTCGCCGCCCAGCCCAGCCGCACCGCAATGGCGGCGAGCACCAGCGCTCCCACCATCTTGAGCAGCCACTCCCACACCAGCCGCCACGCCGAGCGGCGGGCATAGCGCCACGCCCCCAGCAGCTCGCGCAGCTCCGCCATGTCCGCCCGCGCCGCCTCGTCGCTCAGCCCCGCACGGGCGAGCGCGCGCGTCGCCGCCTGCTCCCCCGCCTCCTCCGCGATCGCGCGCAGCGTCACCAGGTCCGCCCGCCCGTCCGCCGCCTGCGCCATCAGCTGCGCCAGCACCTGCCCGCTCACCGCCGGTCCCCCGCCGCGATCCCGACCCGCTCGCGCTTCTCCTCGGGTGTCAGGAAGTCGGCCGCGCCCACCATCGACCACAGCCGCTCGCGGTCCTCCGCCATTGCGGGCACCCGATCGACGTCGACGAGGAGGCGCACCTCGCCCAGCCACCCCGCCAGCCCCTGCGCGATCCCGGTCAGGATCGTGTCGGCGAGCGGCAGCACCGCCAGCCGCCACAGCGCCCGGTTCGCCTCGCGATAATTGGCGTAGGTCGCGTCCCCCGGCAGCCCGAGCAGCATCGGCGGCACCCCGAACGCCAGCGCCACCTCGCGCGCCGCCGCCGCCTTCAGCCCGACGAAGTCCATGTCCGCGGGCGACAGGCTCAGCGCCTGCCAGCGCAATCCCCCCTCCAGCAGCATCGGCCGCCCGGCATTGGCCGCGCCCGCGAACCCGGCCTCCATCTCCGCCTTCAGCCGCTCGAACTGGTCGGGGGACAGCGCCGTGCCGTCGCCCGGCTCGTAGACCAGCGCCCCGCTCGGCCGCGCGGCATTGTCGAGCAGCGCCTTGTTCCACCGCGTCGCCGCATTGTGGATCGCCACCGCGCCCGCCGCCGCCGACAGGCAGCCCAGCCCGTAATGATCGTCGAGCGGGTGGAAGCGCTTGAGGTGGATCACCTCCGGCCCGACCCCGGTGCCCGTTCCCGCCTCCAGGCACACCGATCGTTCGCCGACCCGGTAACGGTACGCCACCGGCCACCCTGCCGCGTCGGGTTCCACCGCCACCCGCTCGGGGCGCAGCGCGAACAGCTCCGCCGCGCCGCCACCGCCATCGCGCAGGACCTGGACATAGGCATTGCCATGGAGCAGCAGGTGGCTCGCCACCGTCTCCATCAGCGCCTGCCCGCCCGATCGCGCCGCCACCAGCGCGACCGCCTCGGGCGTCCCGTCCAGTGGCGCGCCGGCCACCGCCTCCGCCACCAGCTTCACCGCGCGCTGCGCCACCGGGTTGCCCAGATACGCCTCGCGCAGCTGCGCGTCGTAGGATTGCGGCCAGTGTCCCGCCGCAACGCCCGCCGCCCCACGCGACAGGGCCGGACGCGACTGGTCGCGCCCGGCCCGCTTGCCGAACAATTTCATCCGTCTTCTCCTCGATCCTCCCCGCTCGCGGGAAAGGAGATTATGCGCGAGCATCGTGGAAGCGTGCCGCCCCGGGCCGCTCCCAGGGGGGTCGGCTCACCCCAGCACGCGCACCCCCGCCACGCCCCGCGGCCCGAACATCAGCGCCGACACCGCCCACACCATCGCGTCCGCGCGATCCGGCGACCGTCCCGGCCCGGCATAGTCGCCCCCGGTCAGCAACCCGCACAGCTCGTCCTCCAGCGCCGGGAACCGTCCCGCGAAGCGCAGCCTGCCCCTCGCGGTCAGCAGCGACACCGGCTCCGCCCGCGCCACCTTGCCCCGACTGGCATGGACCAGCTGGATCGGCAGCCCGGCGTCCGCGGTGCGCAGCACGCTGTCCACCATCGCCCCGCCCTGGTTCGCCTCCGCCACCACCCGGTCGGCGCCGTGCCGCGCGGCGCAGCCCGCGACCGCCGCCGCCCAGCCCTCGGGCGCCAGGCCACGGACGCTGGCATCCTCCAGCACATGCGCCACGCCCTCGCGGTCACGCCCCACCGCGACGATGCCGCAGGCATCGCCCCCGCCCTGCGCGGCGCCGGCGGGCGGATCGACCCCCACCACCACCCGCGCCAGCAACGCCGGCGGCTTTCCGCGTGCGGCCTCGATCGCGCCCCGCGTCCACAGCGCCCCCTCCCGATCCTCGACCAGCGCGCCTTCCAGTTCCTGCCGCCCCAGCCGGGTGCCGCCGTACAGCGTCTCCATCTGCTTCAGGAAAACGGCGAGCAGATGCGGGTTGTCGCGGGTGCCGCCCAGCGTTTCCACCGTTCCGGGCTGCGCCATGATCCGCTTCAACAGCGTCACCGGCCGCGGCGTGGTGGTCACCAGCG